TTACTGAAAATGAAAAGGTTGATGAGAAGATAGATTCTATTGAGGAAAAGGTTAAAGGAATTAACTTAAAATCACTTAGCTCAATAAGAGAGAAAATTTCTTCTATATCTGAAGATGTTGATAGAGTAATTAATAAGGAAATTCCACAGTATAAGATTTTCTTTGCAGAAACTGAATTAAAGACAGAAGAATCTATATCTTCTTTTAATGAGGAGTTTAAAAATAAGATTGAATCTTTTGAAGATCAAATTAATGAAAAAGTTGATCATCTTAACAAACTTATTGATGATGAACTCCCAAAATATAATAGTCAAATTGTTGAGAATAAACTTGAGTCTGAAGGTAAGATTAACAGACTTAGAGTTAATCTAGAAAAGGTAACAGAAGGATTCCAAAAAGAATTTTCAAAATCCACTACAGAAATAGATGGTAAGTTAGGAAGCCTTCAAGAGTTATTAGATGAATCAAGAGTAACAATTGATGACCTTTCTTCTTCATATGAGAGTCTTTATAAAGATTTTAAGAATAGAGAAATAAGTTCAGATAGAAAATTACAATCATATGAAGATACAATAACTGAATTTAAAGAAACGGTTGGTAGTGATATTGATACTTTTTCTAATAAACTAAATGAAAAGGTATCTGATTATAGTACAAAAGTATCTACTACTGTTAATACCTTTAAGGAAGATGTTTCCAGTAAGGTTGATGATTTAGAGATTGATGTAGTTAGGAATGAAGAACATATTAAGACTCAGAATGAGGAAATTGGTAATCTTGTAAAAACAAATGAACGTCATGTTAAGGATCAAAATGAGCGTATCAGACAGATAAGAGAATCTGTTAGTGAGACAATCAAAAGACTAAAACTTGATGAGATTGAAAAGAAGAATAAAGAATTGATTAAAAAGGTTCTTTATATTGAAAAAGTTTTAGATGAATTTAATGAGAAAGAATTGCTGACAGAAAATACGTCAGTAGAAGAAGGTCTTTTAAATATTCCACCAAATGTAGATAATTCTGATCCATTAACACCATTAGATCAGAGGTATGTAACTCTTGATCAATTATCTCAACATTATAGGATTTTTATTAATAGAGTTCAGCAACAATTAGCAACTCTTGGTGGAGGTGGAGAAACAACACTTCAGTATCTTGATGATATCTCGGGTATTGCTACTGATATAAGTGCTTATGATGGAATGTATCTTCAGGTTGATTTAAGTCAAACTGGATCAGATGTTCATAAGAAGTTTAAATTTGGTGAGATTACTGTAGGTGCTGCTGGAACCTGGAGATATGATGTTTCTGGTATTAGTACTTCTAAGAATATTGGTATTGGATCTACATCAGCGGCTGATACAGCATTACTTGTTGTAGGTGATGCATGGATGTCTGGTAATTTATCTGTTGCAGGAACTGTTACTCATAATGATGTACAAAATCTTGAATCCATTGGTATTGTTACTGCACAGACTGGAATTCGTGTCATAAGTGGTGGTATTGATGTAACTGCTGGACTTACTACATTCCCTAATGTTGATATTAATGGTGGTGCTATTGACGGTACTCCAATTGGTGCTGCTACTTCAAGTAGTGGTCGATTTACTACTTTATTCTCTTCAGGAGGATTAACTGCTAGTTCTGCTGTTGTAGGATCTGCAGTAACTACTGATGCACAAGGCGTTAGAGTTGCTGGTATTGTAACTGCTACTGAATTTCATGGAGATGGTTCTACATTAACTGGTGTAAGTGCCGGAAGTTCAACATGGTATGCTCCATCTACTGTAGCTGGTCTAAGTACAACTAAAGTAGTTGGTGTTAATACTACAACTGCTGTTGGTACTGCTGGTTCAGAAGGAGCAATACAAGCACATGGTAATGTTAATATTACAGATGGTGCATTGGTTATTAGTCAAATCGTCAATCAAGATGTTACAATACCTACAGGAAAGAATGGATTGTTAATTGGACCAACAACAATTGGAACTGGCAATACTGTTGATGTTGCAGCGGATTCTGTTCTGGTCATAGTCTAAATATTAAAAAGTATACTGTCAGAGAATGAGTACCCTTCGTGTTAGTAATATTGAAGCTAAGTCTGATGTATCAGATGCGGATGTTGATGAAAAAATAAAGATTACTAATTCCAATCAGGATGTTTTGGTTTTTGTTGATGGAAAGACGACAGGAATAACAACGGTTGGAATTAATACAACAAACGAAACCTTTAAAGTACAAGGTGATAGTAATATAACAATTTCTGGTATTGTAACTGCAACTACTGTGGATGCAACTACTGTTAATGCTACTACTATTACTGGTAATGGAGCAGCACTTACAGGGCTACCAGCATCATCTGATGAGCGAACACAGTGGTTATTTGGGTAAAATATTAAGATTCCCTAAATATTAGTAGGAATACTAGTCGCTCCACATGAAATCACATAAAATTGCCGAAGGACTTTTGTCCAGAGCTGTTGAAAGAATTAGATCTAAAAAAGATCACGTCAATGAAGAATCTGTAAAGATCGAAGGCGTGGCAGGAAATTCCTATGAGTTCATTGATTTAATTAAACCTGAACCTATTAGAGTACCACAATCACGTATCAGATTTGTTGAGTTACAAACAGAAGAGCATTTAGAAGAAGCATCAAGACTTCCAACAAAAACAGGAAATATTGTTCTTGTTAATTTAGGTTGGCGCGGAAAGAATTACAGCATAAGAATCTTTTTCCCCAATTTAAAAACCCCATCACGCAGCGACGTACAGGATCAGTTGCAGAAAATCTATCCTGGTGCACGTCTCTGGAATTACCAAGTATCGGACTATGAACCCGGAGAACCTCTCCTCCAAGCCGGAGGAGCAAAATAAAGAAATTGCAGAATTGAAGAAGAAAGCAGAAAATTTACAAAAGATTTTAGATATGACTAGAAAAACTATTGAACACGATAAAAAGCATTTATTCGGAGAAATGATGTAGGAGATTTATTATGTCTGTTGAAGAGCATTATCTAGGTAATCCTTTATTAAAAAAAGCGAATACACCTATTAACTTTACTCAAGATCAAGTTCTTGAATTTATAAGGTGTAAGGAGGATCCTGTTTATTTTGCGAAGAAGCATATAAAAATTGTAAGCCTAGATGAAGGATTAACTGGTTTTAGACCTTATCATTTTCAAGAGAAATTAATTCAACGATTTCATGATAATAGATTTAACATCTGTAAGATGCCAAGGCAGACTGGTAAGTCAACGACTGTGGTCGCTTATCTTCTTCACTATGCCGTTTTTAATGATAGCACTAATATCGGCATCCTCGCCAACAAAGCGGCAACTGCAAGAGAATTATTGGGTAGGTTACAAACGGCATATGAGAACTTACCTAAATGGATGCAACAAGGTATAATATCTTGGAATAAAGGTTCTTTGGAGTTAGAGAATGGCAGTAAGATATTGGCAGCTTCTACATCTGCGAGTGCTGTCCGAGGCATGTCGTTCAATATCCTCTTCCTCGACGAATTCGCCTTCGTCCCTAATCACATCGCTGAGTCCTTCTTTGCATCTGTTTATCCTACTATTACTTCTGGTAAATCAACGAAAGTCATAATGGTTTCTACCCCTCACGGGATGAACCATTTCTATAGGTATTGGCACGATGCAGAAAGAGGAAAGAATGAATATATTCCTACAGATGTTCACTGGTCAGAAGTTCCAGGCAGAGATGATGTTTGGAGAGAACAAACAATTGCAAACACTTCTGAACAGCAATTTAAGGTTGAGTTTGAATGCGAATTCCTAGGATCTGTTGATACTCTTATTGCTCCTAGTAAATTAAGAACATTAGTATATGATGCTCCTATTCAACAAAATGCAGGATTGGATATTTATGAAGCACCTAAAGAAGCCCATGATTATATAATTACAGTTGATGTAGCAAGGGGTGTTAGTGAAGATTATTCAGCCTTTATTGTTGTTGATATAACAGAGTTTCCTCATAAAGTCATAGCAAAATATCGTAATAATGAGATCAAACCGATGCTATTTCCTAACATCATATATGAGATAGCAAAGAATTATAATGGTGCTTACATTCTTTGTGAGGTCAACGATATTGGCGACCAGGTGGCATCTTTGCTCCATTATGACCTAGAGTATCAAAATGTGCTTATGTGCTCCATGAGAGGCAGGGCCGGGCAGGTTGT